ATCCACGCGCTTGAGGATACGGTTTGGACAAACATCCACGCGACAAACGAGACGGATCTTGATAAGCTGGTCGAAGAACTTACGGAATCAACAGTTGACCAATTGCAGGGCGGTGTTAATAACAAGCAGGAGCTTGCCTACGCCGACCAACTGAAACTGGAGCATTAAAATGGCTTTTATTATCGGGGCAGTGATTGGCGCAGGCGCATCGCTCATCGGCGGCGCAATGGCATCGTCTGCGGCAAGCAAGGCGGCAAAAACGCAGGCTCAGTCAGCGGACAAGGCTACCGCGCTTGAAAAGCAGATGTACGAGGAAAACGTTGTTCGCCAAAAACCGTTTTACGACGCTGGCGTTGCGGGGCAAAATCGTTTGGTAACACTTCTTGGTTTGGGGGGCGACCCAAACGCTGAAGGTTATGGTTCGCTTATGAAATCATTTAGTATGGATGATTTCCGCGCTGACCCTGGCTACAATTTTCGCATGAAAGAAGGGCTTAAAAGTCTTGACGCTACCGCAGCGGCTAGGGGCGGTTTGATCTCTGGTAACGCGCTTCGCGCCGCGCAACAGTACGGGCAGGATCTTGGCTCGCAAGAATACATGAACGCATACAACCGTTACCGTACCAACCGTTCTGATGTGCTAACGCCGCTTCAATCAATTTTAGGGCAGGGCCAGACAACAGCGTCCGAGCTTGGTTCAGCAGGGCAGAACTACGCATCTAACGCCGGTACTACCATGATGGCCGCAGGCAACGCCCGCGCTTCTGGCTACACTGGGTCTGCGGATGCTTGGAACAGAGCGATTGGCGGCGCGTCAAACACGATTAACTCCAATATGTTGTACAACCAGATGTATGGCTCTGGCTATAATCCTTACAACAATTATTCTAGCAATGGCATTCCTATGCCGTTTAGCCGCCAATTGGGTTAAGGAGTTTAACGATGGCTGAGATTTACGTTCCTGGCGCTATCGACATTATGGGTTCTGCCAATCAGATGATGCAGTTCCGCAACTCGCAACAGGCGCAGCAGGCTAACGCTTTGCAGATGCAGTACGCTGCCGAGGATCGTGCGCGGGCAGACGAGGCGCGTAAGGTAGCGGCAGGCAACGCTTTGGCGCAACGGGCGAGAGCGCAAAAGATTGCCAGTGTATACGAGCAAGGGTTTAACCCCGGCAAAACAACAGTCATGGGGCCAGGCACTGTTCAAGGCTCAACCGAGCCTAGTTTTGATTATAATAAAACTGCGCTTGAATTTATTAAACTGGGCGAAACGGGCAAGGCTGAAGAGTTGTTCAAACTTCCTGAAGCACGCAGAACTGCGGGCGCAGAGTATATGGAAAAGGACGCAAAAGCGCGTGTTGAGGCGTTAAAAGCCGAAACGGAGACTTATAACACCGCGCTTGCTAGGGTTAAACCTGTCCTTGCCCAAGCCATTTCTATTGACGGGTTGATGCACTACGTTGACGTTGTAGATGCTGATCCTGTCCTTGGCCCTCTTGCAATCAAGACCGGCGGCCCAACTGAAGCTCGTAAAGAAGCTATCCGCAAGATGGCCGCGCCTAAAGAAGCCGGCGGCGGTGGCATGACTGTAGATCAGATAGCCCAGCGCCTCGGCGGCGTTGATGGCTATGCCCTTAAAGGTATGGATCTTGATCTTCAGAAAAAAGAAGCTGAGATTGCCAAACAAAACGCTGACGCTGCCAAAGCCAGAGGCGAAGCAGGCGGCGCGGCAACAGGCGCTTCGGTAGAAGAGCGCAATCGCGCACTTTTTGCTAAGGCCATGCAAGATCCTAATTATCCAGCCACGGCAGAATACGCGGCGTTGTATAATATGTCGTTTGGCCGGAAGATGGTTGAAGTGCAAGACCCTAATGGCCCTCCAGGCCAAATGGTAAACAGGATAATTGACGTACCCGCGCCAGAGGGATTTCCGCGTCCAACATTCGTGCAACAGCCAAACGCGCTTGCACCTGCCGCCGCTGCGGTTCAACCTACCAACGCGCTTGCAATGGCTGGACGTTACGGCAGCGCCGCGCCCGCGCCTACTGCGCAAGCACCCAACCTTGGCGTTGATATGCGTACCGGCGAAGGTATGGTTACCAAACAGCCTCCGGTTAGCGCCGAAAGAGAAAAACGGCAGATTGCAACAGAAATTAAAATTGAAGGTGCTAATACCATTATTGACGCAAAAGAAAATGTACGTGAACTTTTAAGTGAAGCTACAAGCGGCGGTTTACAAAAGTTAGGTGCAGATATTTACGGATATACTACGGGTATAGGTACATCAGGCGCGATTGCTGAAGGAAAACTTCAAGTCGTAGCCGCTAATCTTCTTTTTGCTAATCTTCCAAATGGTTCGCTTGGCGGGCAAGTATCGGATGGCGACCGTATACAAATTGATAAATTATCCGGCCAAATAGCTAATTCGGAACTTCCTGCTAATGTACGTTTAGGTGCATGGGATGAAGTAGTTAATATAGCAGAAAAATATAAAGATAAAAAAGCACCGGGGACTACCCCCGCTAAAACCGCAGCGTCTGCGGATGAAACTACGCAGACTTATGCTAACGCAAAAGAAATATTAGCTAAGATAAACGCCAGTAGTGTTTCGCAAGAGAAAAAAACGGAACTAATTAACCAAGTAAATAAAAGGTTAATTGACAACGGTCTTGATCCTGCAAAGGCTAAGTGATGCCAGTACTTAATTTTGACGACATACTTTCGCCTAACGCATCTTCGGGTGCGTTAACTTTTGACGACATATTGTCGTCTGATTCTGGTATGCCCACAGGCCGTAAACTTGCGCCGCAAGTAGCAGCGCGTGTGTCGCCGCAGGCGCTTGCGCCACGTACAGATGTAGGTGGTTTGAAAGGTGTAGGCGAAGCGGCGTTAGGATTAGGGCGCGGCGCGGTAAAAGGTACGTTTGGTGCTGCGGGGGATGTTGCGCAGTTCTTATCTGATTACAGCCCTGCAACCTTGTTGGGGGTAACACCTAAAGGTTTGACTACTGGTTACATTCCAACGAGCGAAAAAGTTGGCGAAATGTTTAACCTTGGTCAGACGCCTGCCGAATACGCTCCGTATGAATTTATCGGCAGTGTTCTTGGCCCTGGGGGCATAGCCAAAGGCGTAAACGTCGGGGGTAAAGCGTTAGAAAAAGTTGGCGAAAAAATTGTAGATTACACCGGAGTACTTACCGACCGCGCGGCGGGCAATAAGCTGATTAAACTTTTAGGTAAAGACGCTGGCGCAGCGGTCAACGAGCTTGCCAAATCAAAGACAGGCGTTGAAAGCGCGGGCGAAGCGTTGGCTGGAATGGGTAACGTACAATTCTCGCAATACCTCAAGAGTTTGGAAGATGCGGCTCCGCAAACATACGCAGATCTTGTGGCTAAGAAAAAATCCTTGCTTGGGACACAAGCAGGGCGCGTGGAACAAACTGCGGCTAAAGCGGAAAAAGAAGTTACTGATTCGCTTGCTAACCCTAAGCAGACTGATGTTGGAGCTAACATCGTTAAAGCAGCGGAAAAAGAACGCAAAACGGTTAGAAAAGACATTATCCAGCCAGGGTACGACGCCGCGTTTAAGGCCGCAGGCGACACTAAACTTGACGCAAGCCAAGTAGTAGCGGATGCCGAAGACATTCTTGGTACACCTTTAGCTAACTTTTCAGATACTGCTATGCCGCATACAGTAGAGGCGCTTGCAAAACTCCGCAGTACTGGGCCTAAACTGGTTGCGCCCAATGGCGAAGTTATTGCGCAACCTAAAGTGCAAGCAACGCTTGAACAAATTGATAACGTTCGTAAGGCAGTTAATAAAGACATTGCCGCAGCAAAATTAGGCGCAGGTGGCGTAAACGACGCGCGGCTTGCAAACCTAAAAAATCTTCATGCGTCTATTGATAAAGCAGTAGCGGATAGCGGTACTTTGGATAATATGGCAAAAGCACTTTATAAAACCGCTGTTGATAATTACCGCAATCTTTATGTGCCTCGGTTTAAGACAGGCGAGGCGGCCAAACTGTTTGAGCGCCGGACGCGCGAAATGCCTGGGGTTAACCCTGAAGACGTAGCGGGTTTGTTTTTAAAAGGCGAAAGCGAAGCAAAATCGTTTGTTGATTTGTTTCAAGGTAATAAAGCGGCGCTTGATGAAGCCAAGACAGGCATTGAAGGGTTGTATCGCAACGCAACCGTTAAAGCAGACGGTAGTTTTGACCAAGCCGCCCACATTGCATTTCTTAAACAATATGGGCCAAAAATTGACATCCTTGATGACGCCGGTATGGGTTTGCGTAACAGGTTTACATCTGTTGCGGGTAAAGCCCAAACTGTTACCGCGCCATTGGAAGGCGTCAAAGAAGTAAAGGCAATAGCCGGCAAAGCTGCGTTGCCTGAAGGGGCGCGGTTAGCCAAGATTGAATCGTCGGTTAATGATTTGTTAAAGAACGTGCCGGACACTGACATTCAAAATTACGTTGAAGTTGCGCGACGCGCAACAGCATATGAGGACTTGGCGAGAGGCATCGCGCCTGGCGAATTAAATCTACCGTTTACAAATCCGTTGGATGTTAAGCAGCGCGTTGCGGCTAAAGTTTTTGAAGATTTGATGAAAAAACTAAACGCAACACAGAGGACTAAGTTTGCGGAGATATTTGCTGACCCGCAAGCCACGCGGGTGTTTTTATCCAAAGCGTTGGAACGTCAAAAGACAGGCGGCCCCGGCGCAGCGCGACGCGCAGCTAGGCAAGATTTTTTTAACAAGGTAGGCGCTGTTAACGCGCTTGCGCTACCATCCACCAACCAGAACGCATTGGCGGCTCAATAATGGACACGCAGACCCTCATCAACCTTGGCGGCGCTATCATCCTTGCGGGCATGGGTTGGCTGGCGCGTGAGCTTTGGGGCGCGGTAAAGGAACTGCGGAAAGACCTGCACATCATTGAGGTCGCGCTACCGTCAAATTACATTCGCAAAGATGAGTTTCAAGAAGGCGTCAAAGAACTGAAAGACATCTGCCGGCAAATCTTTGAGCGGCTTGAAAACAAAGCGGATAAGTAAATGGATCCTTTTACGCTGCTGGCGGGTGCAACGGCCATCTATAATGGAATCAAGTCAGCGACCGACGCGGGCCACGAGGCCATAGACGTTGTAGAGCGCGTTGGCAGTTTGTTCGCAAGAATAGCGCAAATCACGCAACTCACTTCTGGAAATCGGAAGAAGAAACTTTTCCAAAGTCAAGCAGAATATGAAGCTGAAGCAATAAAATTGTACGCTTTGCGGGCCAAGGCGCAGCAGTTGCAGCTCGACACCAAGAACCTGTTTGTAGGGGCGTACGGCCTTGCAGCGTGGACTTCCATTCAGAAGGAAGTAACGGAAATGCGTAAGGAGGCCGTGCGTCAGGCCGCTGCCGCGCAGAAGGAAGCCGAGGAACGCCAAGCTGAACTTATCTTAGGCGCGTGGATGTTCTTGGGCGTCATTGTTATGGCTCTCGGTCTTGCACTCTTCGTTTACCTGACTGCGCACAAATGAGATACCTGATGGCGGTTGCATTTTTGGTTCTGTCAGGGTGCGAAGACCGTTATCGCTACCCATGCCAAGACCCTAAGAACTGGGACGCGCCGGAGTGCAACCCGCCCATCTGCACCGCCTCTGGAACCTGTTCCGCAGACACTCTCAAACAAAATCCATGCGGAGCCGTCGCAAGATGAGGATCAAAGAGGATGAACTCCACGCTCTCTTGCAGTTTATCATCGGGGTCAGCCTTTGCCTGACGTTAACGGGGACTGTCTTTGCGGTGCTGTACAGCCTGATATTCGTCGTGCAGCCAATTGACGGACAAGCTCCAAACGACCAAGAGTTTTTCAAGTTGATTGCTCCGATCGCAACTTTCCTGACAGGTACGCTGTCGGGCATTATGTTAGGGTCAAAATCTACAGGAGGGAAGGACGATGGATCTGCTTAAAAATTTCGGGGGGTTACTTGGCTCAGTCGCTCCAAGCATTGCTACGGCACTTGGCGGCCCACTGGCGGGCATGGCAACAAAGGCGCTATCCCAAGCACTGCTCGGCAACGAGGACGGCTCTGAGGATGATCTGCAAACGGCGCTCCGCGCTGCATCACCTGAACAGCTTGCAACGGTCAAGAAGATCGACGCCGACTTCAAAATCCAAATGAAGAGCCTTGATATTGATCTGGAAGCGCTCGCGGTGGACGACCGCAAGTCGGCGCGGGCGATGCAGACAGAAACCAAAGACTTTCTCCCCCGCGTTTTAGCAATTAGCGTCACGCTAGGCTATTTCGGTATTATTGCGTATGTCTTAATCAGCGGATTGCCGTTGAATGGTTCGGAAGTCCTGCTTATGCTGCTCGGCACATTATCCGCCGGGTGGACAGGCGTTATGGCGTTTTACTTTGGCTCGTCGTCTGGCTCACAGAAGAAAGACGCCATGATCCACAACTCAAAACCTTTGGAGTAAGTCGTGAAAGATAATTTTGAAGAGTGCCTCGCCCATGTCTTGAAACATGAAGGGGGGTATGTCGATCACCCCAAGGATCCAGGGGGAGCAACAAATTTAGGAGCCACCAAGAAAGTTTGGGAAGAATGGGTCGGCCATGAGGTAACCAAAGATGACATTAAAGCCCTCACAGTTGCCGATGTCGCCCCGCTCTACAAAGCCCGGTACTGGGACAAGTGCCGCTGCGATGACCTCCCGCATGGGGTGGACTTTGCTGTTTTTGATCTTGCTATTAATTCTGGTACTGGCCGTGCCAGCAAGTTTCTTCAGGGCGCTTGTGGTGTGGCTGCTGATGGCGCTATCGGCCCTGCTACACTTGCCGCTGTAGCGAAGATGAACCCGCGTGAACTGGCGTCGAAGATCTGCGAGCGCCGCTTGGAGTTCCTGCAAGCCCTGCCGACATGGGAAACCTTCGGCAAGGGCTGGGGCAGGCGCGTAGCCGAGACGGAAGAGGTAGCGTTCAAGATGGTCGGTTGAACGACGGGTTGCTCTGGACGCGGACTTCGGGGTTAGCCCAAGTCCATATCTCACCCGTCTCTTGAACGCACACCCACATCAGGTGATGCTCTTCGCCGTAGTCAATCACGAAGTGCGCCAGTGCTTTACCCTTCGGGGTAATCATTGGCAGTGTGGGGGACAGTTGAAGGATCATCACTCTTTCTCCTTCAGTGCTGGCCATAAAGTATGGATAACTGTTTCGTAAGCTGCGTCGTATAGTTGATTTTTTAACTGCCACTCCAATTCTTTCAAAACTTCCCTCAACTGCTCGATTTCTTTTTGTGCATCGCTAAAAGCGTTTGATGTGTTCTTGATTTGCTTTTCCAATTCAAAAATCAAATCGTCGATGGTGTCACCATGGC